TGTCAAAGACTATACTCATACTACATAGTATACTATCTTTAATACACTATGTCAAGTATTATTTTACCAATTTAAACAAAATAAATTCGTCAGCATGTTCTGGCTTTATTGTGATAGCAGGGTCACCTGATGGTGCTTGCTTACCCACATATGTCCATTTATATCCCTGTGCGATCTGTTCATTACTTCGTTCGATAAATTCTGCATTTGAATGTGAGGCCATAGCCAGAAAGATGACAGCAATTAGATTTTCCATTACTTGTACCCTTCTAGTTTCTAACTAAGATCTTATCTATAGTTCCTACGTTACCTAAATCGTTTGCTTTGACAAATCTTATATTGCTAAAGACTCCATTAAAGTTTACGTAGTGTGGTGCACTTGGACTTGATAATGTTTCAGTTGAAATATCAAACCAGCTAGTGCTAGTGTTATCACCTAGAGTCCCTTGTACTTTTACAGTACCAGCAAATCCAGTTGAGTATATTGCCGCTGTGTGCAATGCTTCGTTGCTATTAATTTGTGGATCAGCATTAACTACTTCGCTAATGTTATCAATAAATGTTTGTACTAATTTTGAATCAATAGCACCTGGGAAAGCAGAGCCTACTAATTCAATTGTTCCTGATGGTCCAAATTGTGTGTCAGCATACGTTAGTGTGTTAGTACTGTCAGAAATTTTATTAAGGTATACAACATAACTCATATACTGTCCGTCAACATTTAACGTGTCTCCGTCTGCTATATTAATTGTAAACTGCCCTTTATAGTTTGGGGTACTAGTTTCCTTAATAGTTCCTGTGTAACGCTTGAGCATTACTTTGTCTTCTGTAAACACTTCTACATACGGTGTGTATGTATTAAGTATTGATACAGGCTTATGATCACTGTTCTTAATTGTAAAAGCGATGACATTGTCTATCCCTTTAGTAACTTTTATATTGTTCTGGTACACTTTCCTATACTCCACGTTGCCGGTAAAGCCATCTGTGACTACCACCGATTGATTAGTTGCTAAATATCTTGTAACTAGTTGCATAATTAATTTCCTAACACTAGTTGTATTTATTGGATTATGTTGAGAAAAGATATAGAAGAAAAGTTTCCGTTTTTAAGCGTTGTTACATATGGTGGCAATGAATACATCGGGATCATTAACAATCAGGATGCTTTTATAACAAGCATGTACATTTACACGGATCTAAGATCTGACGAAGCTAAAGCTAAGTTTATTGAGCTAGGCGAAGACTGGTGGTGGGAATCAAATAGAATGATTCCTATTAATATATTTTTAAACAAAGATATGGAGCAGTTTAGACCTGTGTTAATGACTATGAATAGTAAAGATGTTAAAGTAACCTTAGGGCCTACAGTAAATCTAAACAAGCTATCAGTTAAAAGGGTTAAACGTAAAAGCGTACAGCTACTTAAAAAGCCTAAGTAATATCATTTTTATATTGTAGATAGTGAAAGTAATCAATCACTATCAACTGTAAAAGGAATCCTAACGGCGATAGTATTGTTCCAAATAATAAGAACGGAACTACTATAGTCCACAGCCCGATACGTCCTATATACTGTCTTACTAACTCTTTTGGCCAAGCCCACTGTAGCCAAGGTCCTGGATCTTGTTTAGGTTTCTTTCGTCTAAAGTCTTGTACTTCCCAATCCATATTACACCTCTTCGCATATTAAGTTCATGTGTACTATTACACTCATTGCGTATGCAAATGCGTGTGCCTTTTTAAAGAAGTATTCATTACTTGTTGGCTTTACCCAAACTTCTTTTAATATCTTTTCCCAACTTTGATTTGCTAAATGTCTCTTTGCTGGGCGTATGATTGCTAGTGTAGCCGCCAATTGCTGTACCGAAGTAGGCTTCAATTGTTTTAATAGAGTATCGTGCCCGCTTAGATGAAATACTTTGTCGACGAAGTCTTTGTGCTCCAAAAGTTGCCATAGCGGCGTCCTTTCCATTAGTTCTATTAAGTGCTGTTCATTCTTAACATCTTGATATATGCTTACGTTAAGAAAGTCTAGTTTGAAGTAACCGCGTTCTTCTGCAGTCTTGTGTTCAATCGTACTTATGTTATCTACAGGGTTGTGTGGAATCTCAGTAGCGTATACACCTGTGTTATGTTTTTTACCTGTATCTAATTTTGCTACACGATGTGTTAGCTTCTTAAGAGCAATCGATCTATCAGCAAAGTCAATATCAATATCAGGCATCTAGTTTCCTCCAACTATTAGGTTGGCCTTCTTTAGGTGTTTGTCCAATGTACTCTTCTCCTGTTTCTTGATCAATTAGTTTCCACTTCATTGGTGCTTTTGTTTTTACTACAAGTTCAACTGGTTCATCAAGCTCATACACTGTTACACCGTTCTTAAGTTTTCTTTGCTTCTGCATTCGCTACAGCTTCTTTCCATTTAACAGGTGCTACATGTTGATCCATTGTAATACCTTCTAGATGATCATACTCGTGCATAAAGCAACGAGCTGTATAACCATGTAATAACATTTCAATTGCCTTACCATGATGGTCGGTCCACTTAGCTTTTATTCTAGCTGGTCTATTTACACTTAAGACAACTCCAGGATAACTTAAACAAGATTCAAACATATCAATATCTTGGCTGTCTGATACGTTTTCCCAACTTGGGTTCAGTACCAACGCTTTAGAATCTGTATCATTAGAAGCTTGATTGTTTACAAAAATAAAAGCTCTAACTTTTAGTCCTACTTGATTTGCTGAAAGTCCTATACCAAGATTTTTAGTCATTACTTTAAACATTGCATCTCTTAGTTCGACTGCATCATGTTGTGGATTATCAAAATCCCACTCTTCTGTAATCTTAGTTTGTAAGATCTCGTTTGGATATGTAACAAGTTCTAGTTCCATAATATTAATCTCCTATTGTTTATCTTTGTAAAAGTAATCAATTACAAATACTCTTTTGTTATCACGTACAGGATATGATCCATGCAATACTGTACTTTTTAAAATTAAAACATCGCCGCGTTTAGGCTTATAACATAAATCGTGTGTATTGCCTTGACCGTCATACAGGTAGGCAAATGTAGCACCATGCCATGTTGTTTCATCATCATCTGGCTCTGTTAAGTAGCATACTGCACTAATTTTCTTAACAGTTTGATCGCTATGCCTATGTGCTTTTTGCCAGCCGCCTTTTCTATATTCAACTGTCCATAATGCACACAACTCTGTTAGTTCTATATTTAAGCCAACTTCATCAATTTTAGACTGTAGAAATGGCTTAAATTTCCATTCGTTTAGAAATGCTTGTGGATGTATGTTCCACTGTTTTCCTCTATATGTGCTTGTTTGATCACTTACGTCTTCTCTTGTTTCTGCTGGGAAAACTTTTTTATCCCAATGATAATCAAACTCTTCGCAGTCTTCATAGTGGGTTTCAACGATCCATTGATGTTCATTTCCTAATAAATGTGTTTTCATAATTTACTTTCCCTAGCTACTTCTTTTACTACTTCAACATCACTTGATGCTCTTCTAAAGCGTAATGCCCAATGTTTAGGTTCTATTACTTCATATACAAATCCTAATTGTTCATCACTAAATTTGCTTAACATTTCTTTTCCACTGTTACAGTTTAGTATAAGCCAAGGACTAACTTTACCGTCCTTAATATCTCTAGTAACTCTATTTAAACTTGCATACCTAAAGTAATCATTCCAAGGTGCTTCAGCTTCAGTAGCCCAATCCATCATAGTTTGTATTGATCTCTCAATAGCAGTTTCCATACTTTCTTTAAGTACTAGTTCTGTTGCATACTTTTCATACAATGCATCACGACACCAGTGGTCAAGTTTAACTCCTGAAGTAACAACATAGTCAATATACTTCTCTGGATATAAAGGGCGTACATTGTTTACAAATGATCCAAACTTTACAAATGCATTGTAATAAGGACTTGCACAAAAGTCTTCATATGTTTTTTCTTTTTTAGTGCCTGCACTTATTGTATAAAAACGTGTAAATGCATAGAAGCCTGTTTGTACACGCTTTTCATTCTTTTGTAATCTACGTCTTTTCTTTTCACACATATGAACTGCAAGAGTTTTTTCTCGAGTAAAAGATGCTCCACAGTATTCACATTTGTATGGTTTAGAGTTTGGCATCTTTTTTATCAGTCCCATGGGCTTCTGCGTATTCTTGTAATTCTTTTTTTGTAGATATTCTAGCAAGTAATTCTACCTCATCTTGTTTCATATTAGGAAACATGTTACTCAAAAACTTTGCGGCTTTAGAGTTGTCTCCGGCTTTCTTTTTGTACCCAATCCATTCGTGATATGCAATGTTTTTAGTGTTACCGCTCAAACATATTAGTTGCCAAAGTAACTTCTTATGTTTCTGTAATGTAAAAAAATGTTTGTTATAGTATTCATTAGTTTTGAATACTGCAAGCTCTTGTTTTTCTCTGTTGCCTTTTACGCTACTAACATATCTATTCAAAAGATAAAAACTTACTTGTTTCTTTTCTTCGTCGGTTAACTCGTCCCATACATTAAACGCACCCATATCAATTGCGGCTAGTATGTCTTTAATTGGAAGTTTATTCATAATATGCTACCGTATCACTTTTATATACTTTTATAGTATAGCTGATTTCGTTGAAGAAGTCAACCAGTTTTTTATTATAACGAGAACGTTTGTTTTCAAAAAGCACTACAGGTCTCCATTTCATTATTGTATGTATAGCACCTTCAAGTACTTCTAGTTCCATTCCCTCTACATCTATTTTTATTAAATCAACTTCTTTAAATTCAAATCCGTCAAGCGTCTTAACTGATACACTATATTGTCTAATACCAGATTGATGTCTGACAATACTACCATGCTTATTATTGTTATATCCATTATCAGGTATTGTTAGAACTAGTTCTTCTTTTTTATTTCCTAGTGCAAACGGAAACTTTTTTATAGTATCAGGGATGTCTTTTATACTTTCTGGATTAGGTTCAAATGCATACACACGTTGAAATGTATCAACCAAGTCTATACAAGTATCACCGTTATGTGCGCCAATATCAATGTATGTGCGAAACTGATTAACATGAGGCAGTGCCCACTCATTAATTTTCTCAATGCTCATTGTTATAGTTCCAAAGTAGAATATCTTCTTGTGTGTTTATCTCTACGCCTTTAAAATCTACTCTTGTGCAACCTATATCCCAGCCTGCTTTGAGCCAACGCAGTTGTTCTAATTTTTCTGTTTCTTCTTCTACTGTTACTTCTAGATTTGGATATAAGTCTAATGCATCCGATCTATAACCATATACACCTAAGTGCCATTCACCGTAACCCTGCATACCTCTACCAAACCATAGAGCTTTATCACCTGCACGTATCATTTTAACAGTGCTAGGTTTATCTTGTTCTTCTTTATCCATACCAGTAAACAAAGTTGTAATTGGATAATACTGTAGATAATCTGCTACGTCTTTTATCATATCAGGTCGTATGTCAGGCATGTCGCCTTGCACGTTAATATACTGATCATAATCTAATTCACGTGCGGCTAATGCACATCTTTCTGTGCCGTTACTTGCTTCTCCTGTAAGAATAAAGTTAGGAGATATTTCTGCAATCTCTAAACTATCTGTTACAATGTAAGTGTCAAACTTAGTTGCATTGCATATATCAAATACTCTTTTAATTAAAGGTACGCCGTCTAGTTCAACTAACATCTTATCGGCTAATCGTGTGCTCTTTAATCTAGCGGGTATTAGTATTGCTGTTTTCATTTGAATCTCTCTCTAACCATACGTACAAACATTTCAACATTCTCTTCTGGTGTAGTTTTGTTTATACCGTGTCCTAGTCCGCAGATCCATCCTGTAGTGTCTACTGTTTGCATTGTGTTTAGGAATTCTTCGATGTGTGATCTACATTCTTCTTTAGGTAATAATAATAACTGTTCGTCAAAGTTACCTTGTATAAATCCGTCTTTATATTTTTTAAACGTGTTAACAATATCAACAGTACTATCAATGCCTATACCTGCCCAGCCCATTTTATATAGAGTAGGTAAGCATCTTGAATTTAAATGTTGTGTGTAATAACCTGTGTCAGTTTGTATCATTGGTTGTAGTATGTTAACGTAGTGCTTCTTAAAATAGCTTTCGCTCATATTACCTACACCACTATCAAGTATCATTACTTTTTCAGCACCAGCATCTAATTGCAAATGAATATTACGTACAAGCAAAGGCATAATAACTTCATTCATATATTCTGTTTTCCAACCTAAACTTACTTTTGCATCTTTGCCTATAGCATAATTTAGTAGTGTCCACGGTCCGCCAACAAAACCTATTAAACTTTTTTTAGCAGGTAATGCTTCTCTTGTTGCTGTTACTGCTCTTGCTTGGAACTCCATATGTTTTACTGCAAGTTCAATATTAGAATGATCTTTATAATTTTCTTCATTAATAAACCATTCAAACTTTGGGCCTGGATCAAACTTTAATGGTACACCTAATCCTTCAATAGGAAATAATATATCACTAAACAGTATTGCAATATCAAAATCAAACTGATTAATTGGTAGCATAGCAACTTCGCATGCTAGTCTTGGTAGTTTACACATTTGTTCAAACGACCATTGCTCTTTCATAGCCATGTAACCTTTTTGGTATCTACCTGCTTGTCGCATCATCCATATAGGTGGACAAGACTGTGCTACTTGGTTATAAGCATTTTTAAATTTATTGTTCATACTGATATTTAACTAAGTCATCCACTACTTGTTCAAAGTCATCTAGTCTAAGCATATTTGGACCATCGCTTGGCGAGTCATCAGGCATAGGGTGGACTTCGAGGAAGAAGGAAGTGATCCCAAGAGCAGACCCAGCACGAGCGAGCCCAGGCACGTAATCACGATTCCCGCCGCTACTATCCCCCAGTCCTCCGGGTTTTTGGACAGAGTGCGTGACATCAAACACAATATCATTATCATAATTATCGAGCATATAGATAAGACCAGTATAATCCACAACAAGACTATTGTATCCAAAACTTGTTCCTCTCTCGGTAATCCAAACTTCTTTAGCGTCTGTACACTTGCCTAGTATACCTTTGACATCCCAGGGAGCTAAAAATTGTCCCTTCTTTATATTTACTATTTTATCTGTAGAACAAGCCGCCTGTAGTAGGTCAGTTTGTCTACAAAGAAATGCGGGTATTTGTAGTACGTCTACAGCATTATTAAAGAAAGTAGTAACGTGACTAATTTGCTCTACTGTATGAACGTCTGTGAGCGTCTTAGAGCCCACTGTGTCTTTTATTTGTTGGAAGTCAGTTAGTGTTGCATTTAATCCAACACCTCGCTTACCCTGCATACTGCTTCTATTTGCTTTATCAAAACTTGCTTTAAAATAATATTCAATGTTGTGTTTATCACATACACGTTGACACTCTTTAGCAATCATTAAACTTTCTGTAAGTGTTTCGTGTTGACAAGGTCCTGCTATAATTCTCAATGTGATCTCCTTCCATCAAACACACATACAAAATAAAGTTCTTCGTACATACCTGCGTGTACACGATGAAACACTCCGTCTTCAATTAGTACAACATCGCCTGGTTCAACTTTAATCATTTTATCATCTAGTTCCATTTTGCCTGTGCCTTCAATGAAGTAGTATACTTCTTCTTGGCCTTCATGCTTATGTCCTGATGTTGCTTTACGTGGTTGTAGGCGTGTGCTACTTACCACTAAATTCTTTAGTGTTGTATTATCTTTTACAACATATCTTTCATCTTCCTTAGCAACCTCTCCACCAATATCATTTATATTAAATTTCATTCCGACTCCGTTTCATCTTTGACTACATAATACATTGTCATTAGTCTATCAAATTGTTTTTTAACATTTGCATTACTTTCTGCAATATGCATTACATTTTTCCATTCGTCGTAACTTACAATGCCTAATGCTTTTGCAGTTGCGTTTGGTTCGCCACCTATTACCCAACGAGGTATTTTGTTGTGTGGTGGGTCACGATAACGAGCGTAGACGACTCCTTCGCTACGCTCGTATATCAGTTCTTGATTGGGTATAAGTTTACCCAATTCAATTAACCTTTTTTCGCTTTAGACTTAGTAGCAGTCTTCTTAGCTGGGGCTTTTACTTTTGCCTTTGCTTTTGGCTTTTCAACTACTTCATCTTTTAGCACAAGAATGTCACCATCTAGTCTACCGTTTAGGTAACGTAGTAGTACACCGTATGCTGGTAGGAAGATAATAAGTCCTACTGCAATCTTAATCACAACTTGTGATCCTGCAATCTCCATCCAGTTAGCGGCCATATACTCATCTGCTGAGTTATTAAACGCTACTGCAAAGAATGTGTATGTGTCAATGATGTTTGCAACAACTGTTGACAATGCCGGTGCTAACCACCATGCTGACATCTTTTCTCTAATGTATTGGAACACATATACGTCAAGCATTGTGCCTACGGCGTATGCAGTTGCTGATGCAAAACCAATACGCATTGCTACTGACTGTGGAGCACCTTCAGCAAGTACTACTGCAATTGATCCAATAATAGCAAGTGGATATGCCGCCGCAATAGTTGCTCTTGCAATGTTCTTGCCTAGCATTCTAACAGTTAAGTCAGTTGCTAATACCACAAGCGGGAATGTAAACGCCGCCCATGTTAATTTAATGCCTGCAATTTCTACCGGAATAGAAACTAAAGCATTTGAAATAGTAATCACTACAACATGCAGAAGTGCAAGTTTAAGCATCATACTTTTATCAATGTTACTAAACATATTTTATTTTCCTTTTTTTACTTCGGTGCCTGATGTTCGACGAACAATGTCGTCATGATTAAATTCAGCCCAATAAAGTTCAAAAGCGACACCGTCTTCTAAACCTTCAAACTGGTGAATTTTTCCGGGCTTCACTTGTGTAAAGTCCCCTGCTTCAAGAATAGTTTCGTCAACTAGTCCTTGATCATCTTGCCAAACACGAACAATCATCTTGCCCGATTCAACAAAGAATCCGTTCCATTTAAATTCGTGTGCGTGTTCGCTACACTTGTATCCTGCTTTGTATTCAATACGGTGAAACTCTAGTACACCGTTTGCATGGATCAATTCTGTTTGACCCCAAATTTTTCCAGCTTTCATTTTATAATAATTCTCCATATTTAACTACTTCTGTTTGTCTTGTGATATCTTTAATAAAAAATGCACATAAAGGAGCTTCTTTAGTTTCCATAGGAACACTCAATAATTGTCCATTACGCATTTTTGGGAAGTACCATTTAACATCATTGTAATAATTAATTACCTTAACTTCACCAAACTCTGCTTTGAAGCTGGACATAGGATTAAAAAGAAATGCTTCAAATCCTCTGTCACCTATACTTGTTAGTGGAAGTATTTCTAGATCGTTTCCACTTTCGCTACAGCCTACAGCAATGTGCCAATCAATAGGCATTTGTATTTCTGTTTCGCCTATTCTTAAAACAACACCTGGCGAGCTAAACGACTCTAAAAAAATTAAAGGAATGTAAAAGAAATCAGGATTATTATTATCTGAATTATCTAACACACTAAAACGTATGTCTTCTTCAATTTGATCTGGCAAAGTGTTTAAATCTAGTGCTTTATTTTCTAACGTTAATATTTGCATATATTTAATTCCAGTCTATTTTTTCGATTGTAAAAGGGTACTCTGCTTCTTTGTAAAATTTCTTACGCTGAGTTAGATGTCGCTTCGCGAACTTACATGTTGATGTAAGGTCCCATATTTGTACGAAGTCTTTGTCTTCTGCTTTTCTTACGCCTCTACCAATTGATTGAATTACCCGAACAAAAGATTTTCCAGGTTCAATGAGTACAAGATTAAAAATCCTAGGTATATTAATACCCACTGCCGCAACTCCGTAGGTTG